TGACTACTACACAGCCCTCTACCATCAGCTCCATGACCCCCAGAGACCGCCTGAACTCGCTGGTCGAATCAGCCGCTACTTCCGTCCAACCGACCTGCCATACGCTCGCTGATGGCTGCATCCGCGTATGTCTTGGGACTAACTGCGGCACAGTCTCCTCGCATCACCTAATCGAGCCAAAGGTTAATCAGTTGCGAAACAATTGACACCTTCGACAGACTATGCTAAACAGCCAATACCGATTTTAAAGAAATGGTTGCGGCTCCAGAGTTTATCGACCACCTCCCCCTGAAAGATGTTAAACCTTACTCGAAAAACTCTCGAAATCACAACGAAACTCAGCTAAAAAGCCTTTGCGCTGCCATCAAGGAGTACGGGTTTACGAATCCGATCCTTATTGATGACAGCAAAACAATAATCGCTGGACACGGTCGCTACGAAGCCGCAAAGCGATTGCAGCTAGAGACTATTCCGACAATCACTATCTCGCATCTTTCACCTGAGCAGGTACGCGCCTACGTTATTGCAGACAACAAACTCAGTGACATGTCCACCTGGGACAACGAAAATCTTTTGTCAGAGTTGGCGGATCTTTCATCTTATCAGGATTCGCTTGACGACAACCTTAAAAGCTTTTTTGACCAGTCATCCTTTAACCCATACAAGGTTCAAGAGGTAGACGCCGCACTTCTTAAACCTCACCCACGCAATTATCGGCAACACCCTCAGCAGCAGATCGAGCATCTCGCTAGAAGTATTGCAGAATACGGCTTTTACAGAAATGTGATTGTTGCAAAGGACTACACCATTCTCGCTGGGCACGGATTAACACAGGCTGCTACATTTGCAAAAATAAAAACCATTCCCATACTTAAACTGCATATTGACCCAACCAGCACCAAAGCTCTAAAGCTCATTGCAATCGACAACGAAGTAGATCACCTTGGAGATACAGATATGCGTCAACTATCGGAAATCCTAAAGGACATACTCAAGAATGACGATCTGTTTGGTACTGGCTACGACGAAGCCAAGCTTCAAAACCTTTTAACTGTTAGTCGAAGCAAGCAAGAAGTCGAAAGTTACTTGCCAGAGAACGACTGGGGTGATCTTGTCGATTTTGAAAGAACTGATCGCAACCCTAAGATCGTCGTTAATTTTGAAAACGAAACGGACCGACAAGATTTTATCAACGCTCTAGGCATTAGCTTGTCCGATAAAGCCAAGGCAATGTGGTGGCCAATAAAGGAGCGTAAGGTGCTGAAAGATAAAAAATACGAGGCACAGTGAAATGTCTTCAAATTTTTTTGATATTCGCGGTGTCGAACTTTTAGAGCTTTGCCCTACTAGCGTTGACCAAGAACGCTGGAAAGACTTTCGTGCTGCTATGCAAAAAGCGAAAAATCTAGAAGCACAAGAATCGGGTCCGATACAGATTGACCTTGAACTAAACGGTTCTTGCAATATGCATTGCCCTTTCTGCATACACGGTTACAACGGTCAAACCAATCTAGACTTACAGCTTTCTTTAGAACAAGCAAAAAACATTCTTCAACAAGCCCACTCCGCTGGAGCTGTTTCTTTAAAGCTTAACTACATCAATGAACCCCTGATCCGAAAGGACCTAGAGGACGTGATTGCTTATGCACGATCCATTGGGTATGTCAACGTTTACCTCGTAACCAACGGATCTCTTTTGACGCCAGAAAGACAGCTCTCAATACTTCAAGCTGGTCTTACAAGAATTTACGTCAGCATTGATGCGGCTACAGCAGAAACCTACAACAAGCAACGCAAAAGCGGTCTGTACGACCATGTTGTAGACAACGTTCGCTCTTTAATACAGGTGCGCAATAGACTTAACATGCGTTTCCCCCTAATTCGGGTATCTTTTCTAAAAAATGCGATTAACATCCACGAAGCCTTAGATTTTTTTGACCAGTGGAAGGATACCGCAGACTTAATCACTTTTCAGACCATGAACAACGTCCCGGATATTGAAACTGGGCTTTCAATCGAATCTTTTACTGAACTAAAGCCGTGCGATTTTCCCTTTAAACAACTCGTCGTAGATCATGAAGGCAATATCCTGCCTTGCTGCAAACTACCAGGCAGAAAACTGAAAATTGGAAACATCAAGTCGATGTCAATCCAGCAGGCATGGCAATCTGACAAAATGCAAAATCTGCGTTCTCAGCATTCGTCTGAAAACACAACTTTGAATCCGATCTGCCGTGCTTGTCTTACCAATGACTAGTACCCTCTACCCGATCTATGTCATCTCGAAAGGTAGACCTGACTGCTGTTTATCGAGTATCGCACTACAAGAGGACAACGTTCCGCACAAAGTCGTAGTCGAACCGCAAGAACTCGACGAATACAAAAAGCACATGCCAGATGCAGACTATCTAGTGACACCATTTAGCAACCTAGGCGAACGCTCTATCCCTGTGCGAAACTTCATATGGGAGCACTCCAGCAATGCTGGGGCAATTCGCCACTGGTGCGTTGATGACAATATTCGCCAGTGGAGGTACTTCGATGGACACAAACGGATCACTATTAACGCGTTGCTAGCTTTTCAAATTGTTGAAGAGTTCACTCAACGTTTTTCCAACGTTGGTATTTCTGGTCCCGCATATACGTTTTTTTCGTTGCCAAGGCAAAAAATGCCGCCATTTAGAAAAAATTGCCATGTATACTCTTGTATGCTGATTCGCAATGATCTACCTTTTCGCTGGCGAGGTCCTTGGAATGAAGACGTAGACCTCAATCTTCAGTGCTTAGCAATCAAGCAGTGCACGATTCAGTTAATTGCGATCACCTGTGACAAACAAGCCACCATGACCATGAAAGGCGGCAACTCCACCGAATACCAAAACCTAGACTCTCGTGCCTATGGTTCCCGTACCCTGCAAGCCCGTTGGCCTGGTATCATCACACTCACAAATAAATACGGCAGACCTCACTTTCACGTCAAAGACAACTGGCAGTCTTTTCAAGACATTCCCCTTATACAAAACCCTCAACATACGCCCAAGAACTTTAAACTTAAAATGACACAGAAAAGCGATGACTAAATCTACTAACGCAGAGATTGAGTATCGCCTAAACCGCGTCTACAAATTGCTGTGCAAGCACGCAACCACGTCTGAAGTCGTGGATTATTGTGCCCGAGAATGGGGGATCAAGCCTTCCATGGCAAAGAACTACGTTCGCCGTGTACGCGAGCGTATATCAAAAGACTGGGAGCTAGACGCACGTCAATACAGAGCCGATCTACTTACCCAATATGCTGACCTGGCAAAAGCCGCCAGAGCCAAGGGCAACGATCACATCGTCATTGGAGCACTTAATGCAATGGCAAGGCTGACAGGATTAATAACTTGACCACAATTCTTGACAGAACTCGACCCCGATGCATTCTTGATGACCCAGCATCTTCTGTAGGCTTTACTGATTTTGATTACCAGCAAATTACCAGTGCGCTTGCCAATGCATTAACAGAACCTCAACGAAATGTCTGGAATTCAAAAGAGCGTTTCAAATTGCTTTGTTCTGGTCGGCGTTTTGGCAAAACCTACTTATGCATCACGCGCCTAATTTGTTGGGCTCTTGAGAAACCTGGCAGCCTGAACTGGTACGTCACCGCCAACTACCGCATGGCAAAACAAATCGCCTGGCGGCAGCTAAAAAACATGGCGTCAGACGATCTGATTGTCAAACGAAACGAATCAGATCTAAGCATTGAGTTTGTCAATGGCAGCATTGTTGCTTTGCGTGGTGCTGATAATGAAGACAGTTTGCGTGGTGTAAGCCTTTCATCCTTGGTTGTCGATGAGGCTGCATATGTCAAGCAAAGCGCTTGGGAGATGGTGCTACGCCCAGCATTGTCAGACCAAGGCGGACCTGCCTGGTTCATTACCACACCAGCAGGCTTGAACTGGTTCCATGATCTGTGGGAACAGGCTCAAGATCAAAACGATTGGAAAACTTTTTCCTACACCACCATCCAAGGCGGCAACGTCCCAGCCGAAGAAGTTGAAGCAGCACGCCGCACGCTTGATGAACGCACCTTTCGCCAAGAATACCTAGCTTCCTTCGAGACCCTATCCGGTCGTGTTTACCCTGACTTCAGTGATGACAATATCTCCGATTCCATTCAAGACACCGGAGGAGAAATCTATTGGGGCACTGACTTCAACGTTAGTGTCATGGCTGGCGTTTTGGGCAGTCGTGTCGGCGATACTCTACATATCTGGGATGAAGTATCCGTTAATCAATCCAACACGGATGAAGTATGCCAGCTCCTAAAAGCACGCTTCCCTGATCGCCGCATTATCGCCTACCCAGACCCAACAGGCTCCGCCAGGAAAACTAGCTCCGCAGGCAGAACCGATCATGACATTATCCGCCGCTACGGCTTTCAATGCGTTAGTCCCAAGGCACCGTGGGCAGTCAAAGATAAGATCAACGCGACAAACTGGATGATCCGCACTGCTGATGGGCACCTAAAACTATTCGTTCACCCGCGCTGCAAGCACACCATTAAAGCCCTGAAAAACGTGACCTACAAGCAGGGCGCTGACGATTATGTCATCGACAAAGCAGCAGGTATAGAGCACTGGACTGACGGCCTGGGTTACCTGATTCTTGCTGCCTTTAATCCGATGTATCAGCAGGCTGGCAAAGGCACTGGGATTAGGGTATACTAGTCCGCGTCCAGCTTTAACCCTACCCCATGCTGACCGGCTCCGAACTACTCGCCAAAGTCAAAGAGCTTAGCACTCTCAACAAATCTGATCTCGTCCGCGAATGCGGTTACGTGAAAAATGACAAGGTATGCTTTACTCAGTTTTATGAGGCGCTCCTTGAAGCCAAAGGACTTGAACTGAGCAAGCCTGCCAAGCGCGGTCGCCATCTTACCTACAAGACCAAGGTGCAGTTCAATGGCAAACTGATGATTGGCGAAAACTACGTCAAGGAACTTGGTTTCAAGCCAGGCGATGAGTTTGAAATCAAACTTGGTCGCAAGTCTGTAACCCTTTCGGCTGCTGCCTAAACTAGAACATAGCCTGCGGGATCAAAAGTGGTTTACACCGGGTTCAATCATTACGACCGACAACTAACCGCCAAGGTCTCGCAGGTCAATGACCCGAACGCAGCGTGGTTTAATCAAGAGCCGCACTGGATTCT